TAACGCATGGGAGTACGCATGATTACAATTAACTTTGATAAGGCTAAAGACATTACTAAAGACCGTTTGCGTACAGAACGTAAACCATTATTAGAATCAATAGACGTTGTTATGTTACGCAACCTAAATAATCCTGCAACATTAGCAGAGATTGAAGCTAAAAAACAAGCATTGCGTGATGCTACTAACCAAGTAGACACAATGACTACACTAGATGAGCTAAAAGCTGCATCATTACCTGTATTGGAGTAATTTATGTCGAGTATTGTAGTTGCAGGTAACACAAGTGGTTCGATAACCATTTCAGCTCCAGACGTAAGTGGGTCAAACACGCTAACACTACCTGCTGCTACTGGTACAGTTATTTATTCTAACGGTTCAGGTAACTTACAAGCTAATTCAGGCTATGGTTCTGTAGCGACAGGTTATTTATGCAGAGCATGGGTTAATTTTAATGGAACTGGAACTGTAGCTATTCGTGGTTCAGGAAACGTAACTTCTATCACTGATAATGGTACAGGTGATTACACAGTCAACTTTACGACAGCAATGCCTGATGCTAATTACACATCAGTTGCAAATTCTGGATTAAATAGTGCAGCTACTGCATATGTAATTTGTTATACAAATGCACGTTCAACATCTCCATTTACTCAAGCTCCTACTACTACTGCAATGAGATTTGTTATTGCAAAAGGTGTTTTATCTACAGATGTGACGTCTGATTCAGAATATTTAAATGTTGCAGTATTCAGATAAGGAATTAGCATGATTGTTTTAAACGGTGATACTGGCATAACCACTCCTACCTACGGTGGCACAGATACGTCTGAATACCTAGTACCTGTAACAGCATTTAAGAATCGCCTGATTAACGGCAATATGTCTGTATGGCAACGTGGTACAAGTTTTAGTTTATCTGCTGGTCAAACATATACGGCAGATAGATGGATTACTGTTATTAGCGGTAGTGGTTCTACATCTACACTTAGCCAACAAGCTGCAACACCTTCAGACTTTGCTTCTTTAGAGATGCAAGTTCCACAATTTTTTACAAGGTATGCAGTTACTGTTGCAGGTTCTGTAACATATCGTGACTTTGCACAGCGTATTGAGGATGTTAGAACCTTTGCAGGACAAAATGCAACAATTAGCTTCTATGCTAAAGCTGCATCTTCAATGACAGTTGGTGTTCAACTATATCAAGGTTTTGGTAGTGGTGGTTCACCTGACAACTCTACAACTCCAGTAAACGTAACAATTGGAACTACTTGGCAAAGATACACAGTTACTATTGCTTGCCCAAGTATAAGCGGTAAAACTATTGGTGCTGGTTCAATGGTTGCTGCTGTTTTAATTATGCCTAATACTACGTTTACTTTTGACGTAACTATGATACAAGCTGAGTATGGCTCTACAGCTACATCATTTGACTATAGACCTTATGGTACAGAGTTGGCTTTGTGTCAGAGGTATTATCAATTAAAAGATGGATTTCAGCCTATTGGAAGCTCAACAACTTTAGTTGAAGGCGGAATATCATATACTGAAATGAGAGCTAATCCGACAATAGGGCAAACAGCTGTTTTCCAGATTGGGTATCCTGGTGTCGCAGACTATAATCAATCATCAATTGGAATAACAATAACAGCATCTAGAGTTTCAACAACTGGATTAATGTATATGCTTTCAAATTTTTCTGGATTAACTCAAGGTAGGGCTTATTGTCAAAATGCTGGAGTTAATAATGCAAAAATAACTTTATCTGCGGAGTTATAAATGTATAAAAAATACAAAAATTCTAATAATGTCATTAATGATACTGCAATAATAAGAACTATTGATAATGTGTGCATTCCATTCGACCCAGCTAACACAGACTACCAAGAATATCTAGCATGGATTGACGAAGGTAACGAACCTTTATCTGCGGATGATCCAAATACAATACTATAACTAAGGACTAAGGAATGACTCCTGAAGAACAAAAAGAAATACACAAAGCTGCTATTAAAGAAGCTATAGGAGAGTGGCTAGACAAGCAGTTCATTACCTTAGGTAAGTGGACTCTTAAAGGATTATCTGCAATGGGTTTAGCTGTCCTTGTTTACCTGTGGGCAGCTGCTCATGGATGGACTATTAAACTATGATTAACTCTCGTAAGTTAGAAGACTTAAATCCAAAGGTTAAAACTCTTTGTGAAAAGTTTATTGCTTCTTGTGATAAACAAGGTATAGATATTCTTATTACTTCTACATACAGAGATGGAGAATCACAAAGTGCTTTATATGCTCAAGGTAGAACTACTCCTGGAAAAATTGTTACGAATGCTAAGGCTGGACAATCCTTCCACAACTGGCGTGTTGCTTTCGATTTTGTACCATTAGTAAATGGTAAAGCTCAATGGTCTGATGTAGGGCTATTTACTAAGTGTGGAGAAATAGCAGAACAATGTGGGTTAGAGTGGGCAGGTAGATGGAACAAGTTTAAAGAATTGGCACATTGTCAATATACAGGTGGTTTAACTTTGCAAGACTTTCAAAAAGGAAAAACATTATGATTACATATTTATTAGAACGTGCTAAAGAACCTTCATCATGGCGTGGTGCTGTACTGTTAGCTACTGCTGCAGGTGTAGGTATTACTCCTGAACTAGCTAATGCTATTATTACAGCTGGTGTATCTATTGCAGGTTTACTAGGTATCTTTACTAAAGGATAACATATGAAGAAAGACTCTCGTTTAGAAAGAGCGGGAGTAGCTGGGTTTAATAAACCTAAGCGTACTCCTTCTCATCCTACTAAGTCTCATGTAGTTGTAGCTAAAGTAGGAGATCAAGTTAAGACTATTCGTTTTGGTCAACAAGGTGTTAGTGGTGCTGGAGCTAATCCAAAAACTGCTAGTGAGAAGGCGAGACAGAAAAGTTTTAAGGCTCGTCATGCTTCTAACATTGCTAAAGGAAAGATGTCTGCAGCATACTGGGCAGATAAAGTCAAGTGGTAATTAAAAAGTAGTTGACAAATATACTATATTGTGGTATAATTGTGGTATAACTTAGGAAAGTATAATGAATTATTTAGAAATTGTCAATAGTGTTTTACGTAGACTTCGAGAAAATGAGGTGTCTTCTGTACAAGAAACTCCTTATAGTAAGCTTATTGGCAATCTAGTTAATGTTGTCAAGAGAGAAGTAGAAGACAAATGGGATTGGTCTTCACTACGTACTACTCTTACAGCTACTACTACTGCTAATTTATTTAACTATGTACTAGTTGGTTCTACTACTCGTATCAAAGTACTTGATGTTATTAATGATTCTGATAATATTATCATGCGTCAACAAAGTACTAAGTGGTTTGACAGACAGTTCTTAACAATTGGTATTCAAAAGGGTACTCCAGTATTCTACAACTTTAACGGTGTAGATGCTAATGGTGATAGTCAAATTGACTTGTTCCCTATTCCTGATGCTGCTTATGAGATTCGTGTTAACTGTGTTATCCCTCAAGATAAGTTAGTAAACAATACAGACACTGTTTTAGTTTCTGCTGATATTATTATTGAAGGTACAATTGCAAGAGCTATCTCTGAGCGTGGAGATGATGGTGGTTATGTAGAACAAGAGCAACGTTATCGTGATATGTTAGCTGACTATATTGCAATTGAATCTGGGCAACGTCTTGATGAAGTAACTTGGAGTCCTTGCTAATGGCTGGTGCTTTAAAGGCAGCAAGTAATGCTACACTAGGTTTCTTGGGTTTAAATACTCAAGAGAGTGGTGTGACTCTTGAATCAGGATATGCTAAGAAAGCTATTAACTGTGTAATTGATAAATATGGTAGGTTAGGTAGTCGTCGTGGATGGCAGTCTCTAACAACTAATAATGGTGATCTAGCAGACTCAGAGTATATTGAATCTATCTTTGAGTTTAGAGATGTAGGTGGTAACTCTACATTCTTATCTGCTGGTGGTGGTAAACTATTTTCAGGTACTACTACATTAACTAGAAAATTAATTTATGGTGCAGACTCAGGTGGTCCTGTACCTTTAGTAACTCAACCTACATTCTCAGGTAATCGTTGGCAGTTTGCTGCATTACAAGAAGGTAGTGGAGCTGCTGCTGAGTCTTATGCTTTTGCTGCACAAGCTGGTAATAAAATGTTAGTATACAGAGAGGGAGCTCATAGTGGCCCTTATGTATTCCAACAAGTAGGTACTTATGGCTCTGCTCCTAGCGGAGTTGGCTTCTTCGATCCTGATTGTGTTCATGCTGCTTTTGGTAGAGTGTGGGCAGGAAGAGTTACAGAACAAAAGACTACCGTATTTTATAGTCAATTATTAAATGGCCCTGTGTTTACAGGATCAGGATCTGGTCTGTTAGATATTGGTGCGGTAGTAGGAGGCAACGATGAGATTGTTGCCATTAGTTCTTACAATAAGTATTTAATTATCTTCTGTTATAATAACATTGTTATTTATGACAATGCAGATGATCCTACTACAATTGCATTAGCTGATGTTATTAATGGTGTAGGATGTATTGCTAGAGATTCTGTACAACAAACAGGTACAGATTTAATCTTCTTATCTAAGAGTGGTTTAAGAAGTCTTAATAGAACTGTACAAGAAAAGTCAATGCCTATGAGAGAGTTATCTCTTAACATTAGAGATGACTTAGTTAATTATGTTAATGGAGAAAGTTTAAATAGTATTAAGAGTGTCTACTTTGAAAGAGATGCCTTCTATTTACTAATTCTTCCAGGATTAAATCAATCTATTTATTTTGATTTACGGCAAACTTTACCTAATGGTGCAGCAAGAACTACTATCTGGAACAACTTAGTTCCTAAAGCTTTGTGTTCTACTTATGACCGTAACTTGTACTTAGGTATGGCTGGTGGTATTGGTAGATACTTTGGGTATTCTGATAATGGTAGCTCTTATCGTTTAGAGTATACAACTTCTAATACAGATGTAGGTGAGCCATTCTCACTTAAGTTCTTAAAGAAAGCTAAAGTAATTGTAATTGCTTCAGGTACTCAGGATATTATTATTAAGTACGCATTTGACTATAGTACTTACAGTTCTTCTAGAACATATGCTAAGGACTTTGTATCAGGTACTTCTGAATATAATATATCAGAGTACAACATTGGTGAGTTTACCTCTGGAACTTCTATCTCTGAGATTGATTTAAACTTAGGTGGATCTGGTAAAGTACTAGAGTTTGGTGTTGAATGTACAATTGAAGGTGCTCCAGTAAGTCTACAACAAATGACAGTATATTTAAAAACAGGAAAACTAGTATGAGTAATTATGTAAAAGCTACCAACTTCTATTCTAAGGATGCTCTTCTTACAGGGAACCCTGATAAGATTATTAAAGGGGCTGAGATTGATGATGAGTTTAATGCTATTGCTACAGCTGTTGCTACTAAAGCAGACTTAAATAGTCCTAACTTTACAGGTACTCCTACAGTACCTACTGCTACTAGTACTACTAATACAACTCAAGTAGCTTCTACTGCCTATGTAACAACCGCTATTGGTAATCTTGGTACAATGAAGAGTCAAGATGCTGATGATGTAGATATTACTGGAGGCTCTATTGTAGGAATTACTGATCTTCTTCCTGCTGATGGTGGTACAGGTGTATCTAGTCTTACTGCTAAGAGTGTTATTATTGGTGGGGGTACAAGTCCAGTTACTTTTGTAGCTCCTAGTACTGAAGGTAATGTTCTTACTTCTGATGGTACTGATTGGGTTAGTGCTGCTCCTACAGGTGGTATTGGTGATGGTCAAACTTGGCAAGAGGTAACAAGAACATTAGGTACTACTTATACCAACTCTACTGGTAAGCCAATTATGTTAATTGGGGATGCAGTACGTAATGCAGTATCTAGTGCAGGTCTTAATTGTACAATTAATGGCGTTGAAGTTCCTTTATGTTATGGAACTAACTCTGATGGTGGTAACGAATCTGTAGGCTCTATTATTATTCCTATAGGTGCAACATATATACTTACTACAAAAGGTGAATCTTTATCTAGCTATAGAATTTTTGAGTTACGATAAATGCAAGGTAATGTAGTACAGATAGACAATGAATTACAAACAGTACTATTTGATTATGTTGAGGCACTAGGTAAAGAAATAATTATAGCTCACTGTGATGTACACAAGTGGACTAAAGAAACAAAACCAGTAATTCTGAATCAGATAAAAGAGCTGGCAAGTAAACAGACTCTTCCCATATTTGTAGTCCATGATGGGAAAGATAAGAAACATTTAAAGTGGATAACAATGTGTGGTTTTGTCTTCTCAGGCTTTTCCACAAATGATTATGGTGAAGAGGAATATATGTATATCTGGAGTAACAAATGAGTTCAAAAAAACCTAAGGTCGCTAGACTACAGTTAAAACCTACTACTGTTTCTACAGGATATGGTTCGGGTACTTATGATCCTTCTACAGGTAATGTAAGTTACAACCTTGATCCTCAACTTGCTGAGTTTAGAGATTACTTTTATGGTGCTGCTGAACAGTTCCAGCCTACTCAAGAAGAGATGGACTATGCTTATGACTTAGGTCAAACAGGACAGTCTTTCTTAGACAGAGGTTTAGGTCTAGATATTAATAAGATAACTCAAGACTACTATGATACAGGTAGTAGATTGCTTGCTCCTACTCGTGCTCAAGAAGAGTCACGACTAGCTGATACTTTATTTAAGACAGGTCGTACTGGCGCAGCTGTAGGTCGAGGTGAAGGTTATGTTAACCCTGAACAGTTTGCACTGCTTAAAGCTCGTGAAGAAGCAGATGCTGCTCGTATGTATGGTGCGGAGGAACGTGCTAGAGGAATTCAAAGTCAAGACATTCAACGTGGTTTAGGTTTAATTGACTCAAGTAATGCTTTAGCTATGCGTCCTTACAGTAATGTAAGTTCATTGTTTAACTTAGGTGCTGGTGTTGAAGGCTTAGGTTATAATGTTCTTAATACTGTAGGTAGCTTTGCTCCTATTCAAGCTAACTGGCAACAAGCTTTACAATCTAATCAACAACAAATTAACAATGCTAAAGCATCTGGTGGTGGATTTGGTAGTGGTTTACTAGGTTCTGCTATTAATGCTGGTATTGGTTATGCTACTGGTGGTTGGGGCGGTGCTGTAGGCGGATTCTTAGGAGTGCCTGGCCTAGGTGGTCAACCTGGCTTTGCTGGTGGATCATTCGGTAACTTGTTTAGCGGTTCTAGCCCTTCATCTTCTATCTTTGGTAGCAGTGGATTTGGTAACTTAGTTGGTACTTGGAACAATACATATAGTCCATCAGCAACTGGTATTGGTATGGGTGGATATAATGCTCCAGCTAACTTTGGTGGTGGCACTCTTGGCCCAGTATTTTAATAGGATAAAACATGGCAACTAATATTGTACCATCATTATTTGGTTTAACTCAACAACAAGTTAGACAACAGCAACTAGCTGAAGATCAACAATTTGCTAAAGAGTATATGTCTACTCAAGCTACTCCTTATGCTAGAGAACGTGCCTATCTAGGTGCTACTGTAGGATCTGGTTTAGTTCGAGGCATTGCAGGATTGTTTGGACTTAAGACAGGTGCTGAACAAAAAGCTTCTGCTATG